GGCAGTTACCGATGACGACTGTCCCCTGCTGCTGAAGCGCGGGCGCGGGCGACGACGCCGCGAGGGCCGCCGACGCCAGGAGGGCCAGAAGCATTCCAAGGGGCGATGCTATCGCCCAGCGCGTGATCGTCGACATGTTCAATCCTCCATCACAGTCACAAAAGCCCCGCCGGTAAGGGCTGCGGGGGCATAGACTTGGATCCGGCCTTTGAAGGTTTCGCTGCTCCAGGCGCCGCCTTGGGCGCCGGGGGTGGGGCCGCCGCCGAGGGCGAAGACCGAGGCGTTGGCGGGGGCGGCGCCGCTGGCGGCGGTTCCGTCGTCGCGGACCACCACGATGGGGCCGCCGCTGCAGTTCTCGACGTCGATATTGGCGCGGGTCGGGTTGGCGGCTCGGGTGGCGACGGCGACGTAGCCGGCGTAGACGCCTGACCCGAAGGCGGCGCCGATGTCGGGCAGGCTGGGCGCGCCGGCGCTGTAGTCGCGGCCGGTGGATCCGGCGCTGGGAGCGAGGACGGCGGCGATCAGGGCGGCGCGCTGGACGGCGTCCTCCACATGATAGGGGGTCAGCGAGCCGCCGGTATTGGCTTGGGCGGCGAGGGTCTGGCTGGACCCGCCGCCGTCCTTCACCAGAAGGGTCGTGTCGGTCATCTGAAAAACCTCATGGGGGCGTCAAACTCCAAGGGCCAGGAGGCCGCTCTGGTTGGGGTTGGTGAAATCGAGCTGGGCGGCCCTGAGCGCGGCGACGATGAGCGCCAGGGCGACGATCGCCTGCTGGACAGTGGTCGCGCCGAGGCCGGTGGTGCTGTCGTCATAGGTGACCGTGGCCGCCACGCCCGGACCGACCGGACCTGGCGGGCCGATGGGTCCGCGCGGGCCGCTGGGGGCGCGGATGACGGTCGCGGGACCCGCCTCCCCGATCAGCCAGGTCATGCCAGGCCCTGGACGATGCGGGCCTGGCCGTAGAGGACGGTCTGGATGTCGCCCGCGGCATAGGTGATGGCGAGATCCCAGTCATAGAGGCCGGGCGCCAGGGGGCCGACCACGGCCTGGGGCGCGGTGATGGCGATCTCGTTGGGCAGGGTCAGGGCCAGCATCCCGTTGTCGGTGGTGAATTCGGTGGCGTTGGCGCCCTGGCCGGCGAGGCGCAGGCCCAGGCGGGCGCTGGCGCCGGTGAAGTCCTCCGGCTGGCCAGGGCCGCCGGCGAAGAAGCGGAACGGCTCCTCGTTCCAGTCTGCGTTGGTGTAGGCGACCAGCACGCGCGGCAGGGTGGCGGCTTCGGGCATGGTTGGGCTCCGGGGGTTGGAGGGCGGAGGTCGCGGGCGTGCGCGCGGGGCCGTTTTGATTTTTCACCACGAAGGGCACGAAGGGGTCGGTGCTTTCGTAAGGTTCGACGCTAAGGCGCAAAGACGCCAAGGAGGCGCGAAGCGCGCTCAATAGGTGCGGCCTGCAGCAGGTTTATCGCGGGCTATGCCCGCCTTCGCGTCCTTCGCGCCTTGGCGTCTAACCTCTTCCTTCGTGCCCTTCGTGTGCTTCGTGGCGCCATTCTTGAGGACGCCTAGGTTCTCGCGATGATGACGATGGAGGCGCTGCGTTCGGGGTCCATGGCGCCGCCGGTTGCTCCGGTGGTGTTGGTTGTTCCGCCGGTGGCTGTCCCGCCGGCGCCGGGGGCGCCGAGGGTGGCGTTGGCGCCGGCGCTGGCGGTCAGGGCCGGGCTGGTGACGACGGCGTTTCCGTCGCCGGGGCCAACCAGAGTTCCGGCTATGGTGGTTGAGCCGGGGGTGACGGCGAGGCCGGTATAGGTTGCGACGCCGCCGGCGCCGCCGCTTTGGGCCAGCTGTTCCATGCCCTCGGCGTGGGTGTAGCGGTTGTCGCCGTCGGCGCCGGTGAGGACGATCTCCAGGTGGGCCAGGGGGTAGCCGGCGGGAACGGTGTAGGTGAAGGCGCCGCGCGTGGACGAGGAATAGAGGATGGTTCCGTCCGCCACGCCGGTGCTGGGCGCCCCCACCGCGATCCCTGTGGCGATGGCGCCGATGGCTGTGATCACGCCGCCCACCAGATAGGCCACGCCGACGTCGTAGTCAGAACTGGCGGCCACCGAGGTGATGTTGAAGACGGTGGTGTTGATCGGGTGCTGGCCGGCGCTGATCCAGGGGCTCGTTCCGGTGATGCGATAGTAGAAGATCACCGCCGTGGCCGAAGGATTGTCGCTGGCGCCGGCGATCTGCAATGCGGGGGTCGAGACGCCGGCGTTGGCCAGGGTTATGGCGCTGGCGGTCCAGGCCGACCCGGGCGCGGCGCCGGCGGCGGGGAACGGGACGACCGGATAGGCGATGCAGTCGGCCAGGGAGACCTCGGCCTGGGCGAACGGGTTGAAGGACTGGAACTTGACCCAGATGGTCTGGCCGACGTTGGCGGCCAGGTAGGGGAACTGGAACACCGAGGAATCCAGCCGCACGAAAGGTGCGCCAGCGGGATGGTCGGCGATCGGAGTATTGAGGTAGCCGCGGCGGATATAGGTCCCCAGGCCATAGCGGCTGGGGTTGGTGAGGGCGGCGGCCTGGTAGGTGATCAGTTCGCTGTCGACCAGGCACAGGGTGGCGCCATTGTCAGCGGCGCTGGACGAGGCGCCGGTGAGGACGCCTTCGCTGGCGCCCAGATCGACGGACAGGGTGTTGGTGGTGTCCGGGTCCGCATGGATGGGGAAGTCAGCCGTGACGACGCCGAACCTCGCGGGGCCGTCCACCGTACCGACCTGCAGGTAGCTGTCGCCATCGACGGAGACCCAGACGGTGGCGCCGCCCCAGTTGGGGCCGCCGGCGACGGCGGCCCAGACCTCGCCCTGCTGGGCCAGGACCGAGGGCGGGTTGAACAGGTATGGGCCAGCGGCGGCGGTTGTGGTCTGGGCGTAGGTCCCGATGGCGATCCCCTGGCGCAGCTGGGCCTGGGAGACGTTGAGCGCGTGGGAGGCGTCGCCGGTCCAGGCGAGGGCGCCGCTGTCGTCGCAGGCGTTGACCTGGGCCGTGAGCGTCGTCGCTGTCCCGAAGGCGGCGGTGAGGACCACCTGCCATATGCCGGCGACCAGGGTCGCGTTCAGGGCCGAGCCGATCAGGATCGCATTGCCGTTGGCCGAGGCCGGGACTGTAATGGCGCCGGCGCTGAGGTCGACCGTGATCTGGACGCTGTTGCCCGCGCCGTCGCCGAGCGAGACCTGGACGATCTTGTGGGCGCTGGCCTGGAGGCAGACGGCGAAGCTGTAACTGAGGCCTTCGAAGACGCTGACGGTCTGGGCGACGGCGTGGTCGCCGGAGGTAGCGGACGGGATGAGGGCGCAGGCGGTGGTGAGGCCATAGGCGTCGCTGGCGACCGCGCCGGCGACGGTGGCGTTGGTCGTGGTCCAGACGGCGTTGGTCTGGTCGCCGCTCCACACCAGCAGATTGGCCTCAGGTCCGCCGGGGTCGATGTTCTGGTTGGCGACAAAGCCGTCGCCCGCCTGACTGTCATAGAGCGGGGTGTGGGCGATGCCGACGGGATAGTCTTCGCAGGTGAAGCTGAGGCCGTATTTTTCGTCCTGGTCGATCTGGGTGACGCGGACGGGATAGTCGACGAGCCCGAGCCCTAGGTCAGTAAGTTCAACAATGTCGCCGGGCTCCAGCAGGGCGAACATCCAGCCGAGTTTGAACTTGTACTGGGCGCGAACGTAGAGGGTGCGCTGGAGATAGAGCTGGGCGCAGATGGCCGCGACGGAGGGGTCGCAGATCACATGCACGGTGGTCGGATCCTGCCGCCGGGCGCCATACTGGGCGATGTTGGCGGCGTCGGAGGCCAGGGCGATGGCCATGTTGTACTGGTTGGTGCGGTCCAGATATTCCAGCTGGACCACATTGTAGGCGTCGGACTGGTCTTCGATATCCACCGTGAGCGGCGGATCGCCGGGGTTGTCGACGATGAAGTCGTCGTCGTTCAGGGCGTAGATGGGCGCGGACGGGGGCGTGTAGGTCTTGCCGTTGCCGGTCAGGGCGGTGTCGCCATAGGGGATCAGCTTCAGCACCCCCTCCGACCATAGGCAGGTCGAATTGGTGCCGAGCAAAACCTCCTTCAGGAAGTCGGAGGCCGAACGCTCCTGGTCGATGATCGGCGACAGCACCAGGCCGGCGGCCAGGCAGTAGTCCTGATAGGCGGTGAGGTCTCCGAGTAGGCCGGACGCCGGCCACAGGGGCACGCCGGAGCGCGGGTTCTGGAAGAAGTCGGCGACCACCAGGGAGGGGTCGACATCCTTGCCGGTGGTGGTGGTCACGGCGCCGAAGCCGGTGGTGCGGGCGACCTCGAACGAATGGTTGGGGGGCGTCGCGCCGGAATCCAGGGCGTAGTTGGCGGCATAGACGATGGCGATGCCCGAATAGCCGATGGCGTGGGCCGGGTGGTTGCTGGTGAGGTAGCTCCATGGCGCCTGGCCGATGGCGCCGGACGACATGCCAAGGCCCGCCTGTTGCAGGGCGGTTTTGGCGCCGTTGGAATAGGTCTTGCCGTCGACATAGACGATGTTGATGGCGTCGATCGGGCCTTCGCAGAGGCCGAGGATGATGGTGGCCGAATAGCTGTAGCCGGTAACCGGCGCGCCGCCCTTCCCGCCCCCCTTGGCGGTCTGGGCCTTCGACTTGAAGTCCAGGTAGTCGAGCATGTTGCAGTTGACGCGGAACTGGCCCCAGCCGAGGGGAATCTGCAGCCCCATGGCCGAGGTCTGGACCTGGATCCCGGCATAGCGGGTGATGACGTTGGAGGCGGAACGGCCGGCCATGGGGCGCCTCCGTTTG